TTGTTCAAAGTTCTTCTAAACTTCTTTCAGTGGATTACAACGCAGGTCAAGGATCAATTCGTAACGGACTAGTTTCATCTGGTAAGTTGCGTGGTTTTGATATGTATAAGACTAACAACATTGCTGCTGCATCAAATGCTGCTGGCCGTGTTCTTGCTGGTCACATGTCTGCTACAGCAACAGCTCAGACTATTACTAGTACTGAAGTGTTGCGCGATCCTGATAGCTTCGGTGATATTGTACGAGGACTCCATGTTTATGGTTCCAAAGTACTACGTCCTGATGCACTAGTTTCTGCCTTCTATGGCGTTGACTAGCAGTTAGTTTAAGCTTGGGGGCTGTAAAAAGCCTCCTTGCTTTTTTTGTTTTAAAGGAGCAAAGAATGCCTCAACTTGGAACAGATGCACAACCAGTAATGCTCAACAGTAAAAAGAGAGGCAAAACTTTAGGTCTTGCTGGCTCTTTCTTTGAGAAAGAACGTAAGAAAAAGTACGATGAAAACTACGATAAAATTTTTAAAAAGAAAGATAAATAATTATGGCTACTACCTTCTTAGAGTTAACAAATGAACTGTTGCGTGAGTTGAATGAGATTGTTTTAACCTCTTCAAATTTCTCTGCTGCCGTAGGTATACAGGCACACGCTAAAGATTGTATAAATAGAGCATACTTAGACATAGTAAATGAAGAACCACAGTGGCCTTTCTTAGCTACAGGAGAAAGCGGAACTACTGATCCTATGTATGGAAATGTTTCTGTTCAAACCACAGCAGCAACTAGGTGGTACGAATTGAAAGCAGCCAGTTCTAGTGCCGTTAATGATTACGGTTCTATAGATTGGAATAATTTTTATGTTACAACTGTAGGTGTCAGCGGTGAAACAGCACCTTATGTTTCTAGAAACTTAAATTTTATAACTACAGAAAAGTGGAAAGACTTTAGACGCACACAAGAAAATTCTGATGATGCTGATCAAGCAACGGGTGGAACGCCTATGTTTGTTATTAGAAGTCCTGATTCTAGAAAATTTGGATTAAGTCCAATACCAGACAAAGCATATAAAGTTTGGTTTTTTGCTTATGACTTACCGACACAACTTGATGCTCATGGTGACGCAGTTGTTTTTCCTGACATGTATAAGACTGTGTTGCTTTCTAAAGCTAGATATTATACACATCAATTTAAAGATAATCCTCAGATGGCAGTGTTTGCTTTAGATGATTATAAGAAAGGATTAAAAAGTATGAGGGAAAATTTGCTACATCCAACCCCTACATATATGTCTGATGATAGAATTAGGTTTATTTAATTATGCAAGCATTTGGTGTATCTTGTCAGGGCGGTTTAAATACTAATTTAAATCAATTTCAAATGTTACAGCAGCCCGGTTTTGCTACCGAACTGGAAAACTTTGAAGTTGATCCTGATGGTGGGTATAGAAGAATAAATGGCTATACTCAATTTGGTGACACTAATCCCAATAGCTCTAATAGTATATTAGGGCTTTTTGTTTATGCAGATGGTGTAATTGCGTGTTCAGGAACTAATATTTATTTTAGTTTAGATGGAGACAGTTGGTTACAAATAAATAAAGCTAGTGTGGCCGGTGGCGGTGATGACTATTCTACATTTAATGGGCGTGGTACAGCGGCTAGGACATCTCAAGCCCAAGCTACTTTTGCTATATTTGAAGGCAATAGTATATATGGTGAAGTAGTTATTACTGATAAAGGTTCGGGTATTAAACCTGCGCTTTTTAAAATGACAGGTACGGGTGCATTATCTAATAGAACTTTTTTCTATGAAGAGATTACAGTCTCAGGTAGTGTTTTTCCTAAATACTGCGTAGTTCACGACAAACACTTAGTAGTCGCTGGCGCAGCCACAGCACTTAATACAATATACTATAGCGGCACAAGTGACATAAACAGTTTCTCAAGTACTGGGTCAGGCAGTATTACACTAGACGATCAAGTAGTAGGAATAAAAAGTTTTCGTACTGATTTAATTATTTTTTGTAAAAATAGTATTTACAAATTATCTAATATAAATGATGCTGATACTATAGCCGTAACACCTATTACCAAGAACGTAGGTTGCTTAGACGGACACAGTATTCAAGAGATAGGCGGTGATCTATTATTCTTGAGTCCTGATGGTTTTCGTTTAGTTGCAGGTACAGAAAGAATTGGTGACGTAGAGCTAGGCTCTGTTTCAAGGCAGATTCAATCTGTAGTATCTACAGTAGCAAAATCTATAGATAGTTTTTTTGTTAGCAGTGCAGTACTAAGAAGTAAATCTCAATACAGATTTTTCTATAGTGCATCAACAGGTACTACTGCTACATCTAAAGGTTTAATTGGTACTATAACTCCCAATGGGTTTGAGTGGTCTGAAACTATAGGTATTCAAGCACACGGGTTTGCATCAGGTTTAGATTATTCAAATATAGAACAAATATATCATGGCGACAGCGCCGGGTATGTTTATAACCATAATGTAGGTAATTCTTTTAATCCCGCAGGCGTGAGTACAAATGTAAATGCTAGATATAAAACACCCAATTTAGATTTTGGAGATGCGGGTACGCTCAAGTCTTTACACTACACAAAAATATCTTTTACACCTGAAGGGGCAATAGAGCCTACTTTAAAGATTTCATATGATTTTGATTCTTTAGACAGGCCGCAACCTCCTTTATATGCTTTAGATGCAATACCAACTCCAGCAGTATTCTCAGGTGTTGCTTCTCTTTTTGGGAGTGCTGTATTTGGTGCATCAGGTGATCCAATGGTTAGGCAAGCCGTACAGGGCAGCGGGCACAATATTGCTTTTAAAATATTCAGTCAGGATACTAAAGCACCTTATTCAATAAACGGTTTCTATATAGACTATAGACCTTCCGGTAGGAGATAGCAATGGCTACAAGTTATGTAAGACAAAGCAGTTTCGCAGATGGCGATACAATTACTGCTGCGTTATTTAATGAAGAATTTAATCGTCTTTTAACTGCATTCTCTTATGCGTCTAGTTCAACTACTGGGCACAGACATGATGGTACAACAGGAGAAGGCGGTAATATACACACTATAGGTGATCAAGATTTTTTAAATAAAATATTGACTACAGGTAATACTTGGGAGTTCTATGTAGAAGTTTCCAGTGCCGCAGCAAAACAAATGGTCTTGCAAGACGGAGCATTAGTACCTCACGCAGATAGCGATTTAGATTTAGGAACAAGTAGTAAATATTTTAAAAATGCTTATATAGATAGTATTACGACTACTGGAAATGTTGGAGTGGGTGGAAACCTTACTGTAACAGGGACAACCACATTTAACGGCGGGACAATTACATTAGGTGATGCGGCTGCTGATAATGTAGTTTTTGGAGCAGATGTTAATAGTTCTGTTATACCCAATACAGACGATACTTTTGACTTAGGTTCTGCAAGTCAACAATGGCGTAATGTATATGTTGACGGTACAGTGTTTGCAGATGTTTTAGATTTAGCAGGTACAGCTATTACTTCTACCGCTGCTGAACTTAACATTCTTGATGGTGTAACAAGCACCGCAGCGGAACTTAACATTCTTGATGGTGTAACAAGCACCGCAGCAGAACTTAATATCCTAGACGGTGTAACTAGTACTGCAACAGAACTTAATCTTTTAGACGGTGTAACTAGTACTACAGCAGAACTTAACATATTAGATGGTGTTACAAGCACAGCAGCGGAGCTAAATGCTTTAGACGGTATCACAGCCGTTGTAGGAGAGCTTAATGCTCTTGATATTGGTTCAACAGCAATAGGAACCGCCGTAGCTTCTAAAGCGGTTATATTAGATGCTAACAAAGATTATACCGGCATAAGAAATCTTACTATAGCAGGCGATCTTACTATTAGTGGTGACGATCTAGTAATGGCAACAAACACAGCAGGCCATATTTTAGTAGCAGATGGCACTAATTTTAATCCTGTTGCTGTAGGAGATTTAACAGAAATTAGTACTGCTGCGGATGATGATGTTTTGTTAGCAGTTGATACATCTGGAGGTGGTCTTAAAAAAGTTACTAGATCAGCCATTATTGCAGGTACTGGTTCAAGTGGAGATTTAGCTAACGTAGTGGAAGATACTAGTCCTCAGTTGGGCGGTAACTTAGACATGAACGGTCAAGACCTTATCACAACTTCTAATGCTACTATTGATTTGGCTCCAAATGGAACAGGTACAGTTGTAGTTAGAGGAAATACTAACTCAGGTGCAGTAGTATTTAATTGTGAAAGTAATAGTCACGGTCAAAAAGTTTATGCACAACCACACTCAGCAAGTGTCACTAACACTTTAATGCTGCCAGCAGGAGCTGACTCAACTCTAGTATCTCTTGTATCTACAGACACGTTGACAAATAAAACTTTAACATCTCCTAAAATTAATGAAGATGTAGCGGTTACTTCAACAGCTACCGAACTTAATATTCTTGATGGTGTTACAAGCACTACAGCAGAACTTAACATCCTTGATGGTGTAACAAGTACTGCTGCTGAATTAAATATTCTTGATGGTGTTACTAGTACTACAGCAGAACTTAACATCCTTGATGGTGTAACTAGTACCGCAGCAGAACTTAACATTCTTGATGGTGTAACATCAACAGCGGCTGAACTTAATATCCTTGACGGAGTAACTAGTACCGCAGCGGAGCTTAACGCTTTAGATGGCATTACAGCAGTTGTGGGAGAACTCAACGCTCTTGATATTGGCTCAACCGCAGTAGGAACGGCAGTAGCTTCCAAAGCAGTTATTTTAGATTCTAATAAAGATTATACTGGGATAAGAAACTTTACTGTATCAGGAGAACTTGATGCTGCTACTGGTGATTTTTCTGGTGATGTAGATATTGATGGTACGCTAGAAACAGATGCTCTTTCTATTAATGGAACAGCAGTTTCATCAACAGCAGCAGAACTTAATATCCTTGATGGTGTAACAAGCACAGCAGCAGAACTTAATATCCTTGATGGTGTGACAAGCACAGCGGCTGAACTTAATATCCTTGATGGTGTTACAGCAACAGCAACAGAATTAAATTTAATAGATGGTGTTACTAGTACTACAGCAGAACTTAACATCCTTGATGGTGTAACAAGTACCGCAGCAGAACTTAATATCCTTGATGGTGTAACAAGTACCGCAGCAGAACTTAATATCCTTGATGGTGTAACGAGTACCGCAGCAGAGCTTAATTATTCAGACGGAGTTACTTCTGCAATACAAACGCAGATGGATGCAAAAGCATCAACAGGTAAGGCCA